ATCTACCTTATTTAAAAAAGATTGTTAGCGTTGGTCGGGTTAAGTGGATACCTGATTCTGAAAGCACCGGAAAAGATAATTGTTGTTGGTATTATTTTGATAAATATAACAGAGTAGCGTGTGCTTCTTTTTATGGTAGACTTTCAAATGGTCGGTTGTTATAGTGAGGAAACATCGCCTCATGTTTAGCCTCCCAGGCAAACTTAAATAGGGACAACGGTCCCTATTTTTTTGGCTCATAAGGCGTACCGATCTTTCCTTTTCTTAATCTCTCTGGCTCCTTGCTATAGCCTCTGATCTGTGTAACGTTGTGACGTTTCATATCTTTTAATAATAAACCAGCGATCTCTTCATCTAATCCTGTAACATCAGCCAGCTCTCTGCTTGCATTACCTAGGTGCCAAAGCCCACGTCTATATTCAGCCATGATTTCTATCGCTGCCGGGGTGTCTAGCTTCGGGTTGGTTTTAGATTTAGCCATTCTCGTACCTCTTCTCCTAATACCTTAGCACTAATATCTATCTTAGCTTGCAATGCACTAACTATTTTTTCGTCTATCGTACCCTCACATATGAGATCAACATAAGTAACCGGGTTGTTCTGACCAATTCTATGAGCTCGGTCTTCACTTTGCATTCGAGTAGCTAGGTTAAAGTCATTAGCATAATATATCACAAGGTTAGCCTCTGTTAAAGTCAAGCCGTAACCCGCTGTTGATGGATTGCCAATTAGATATCGCAGCTTTGATTTAGGATCTTGAAAATCTCTTACAATTCTATTGCGTTCATCGTCAGATGTATCCCCGAAATAAGCTGCGGCACTACCTGTCCCATACTTTTTATTGAGCTCACTTGTAATAGATACAATGTCGTGCCTAAACCGAGACCATATAATAGCCTTGCTACTGCTCTCATCTAGAATATCGGTGACGGCCTCAAGTCTTTTGGTTGGTATGGATACAACGTCACCATCATCTGTCTTAATGTGACCGGAAAGTATTTGTTGCAATCGAAGCATCTGTGTAATGACTGCCGGGGCTGTCACAAGATCACCATTGTCAAGTAGGATCATAGCTTCTCGTTTAATTCTTTGATACCAATCATGTTGCTTGTCACTTAATGTAACATACCGTGAAGTAAAAGTTTTCTCAGGCAGATCCAAACAATCTTTCTTAAGAACACGGTATGAAAACTTATCAAGTCTCCATTGCAGATCGTCCAAGTTTCGATACCCTCTGATCTGAGTGAAAGAATGTGCCCCCATTTTTACATTTTGCGTGACTGCATACCGTGCCTGGAATGCCCAATACGAATCAAAACCCAAGAGCCCAGGTCTAAGGAACTCGGTCTGTGCATAAATATCTAAAGGTGAGTTTGTTACTGGAGATCCTGTCAGTATTCTAGTATAATCAAAACTTTCAGCTATCTTAATGAGGCTCTTGGTTCGTTTAGCCTTGTGGTTTTTAATCGAAGTTGATTCGTCAACAACAATCATGCCGTGCGGTCCATAATTCTTTGCCATCCATTCTCCGGCATTCTTTCCTTTGAGTGTGGAGAAGGCTTCGACATTCATAACAAAGATAGTAAGGCCGGAGAACGTATCCTTTACGGACCTCATTTCTTCTGTTTGTTTTTTGTTGGCACTAGATACCCAGCGAATCACCCTGTATGGTACGCTATCGGATAGATGTTGCGGTATTTCTTTCTCAACCCAATTTCTATATACCCCCTTTGGTGCTATAATTAGAGCAAAGTTTACCTTACCTTTGCAAAATAACATCCCAAGATTATCTATTAAAACCTTTGACTTACCAGTACCCATTTCCATAAACAAACCAAAACATTTATTGTCTCCACATTTGTCCAATGCAGTCTGTTGATGTTTATATGGTATAGTTTTAAATTTGTAGTTGACAGTCATCCAGTTCTCCCTTTATAGTCTTTTTACGACATGCAAACTTGTGTGTCAATCACAATTCTGAAGAGGACATACTTATGAATGATATTTTTGAAGACATGTTTGATAAGGCAGATGCTTTAAAGAACGTGAGTGTAGAAGGAATGAAGTCTTTAAGCCAGCTGGCTGTCCGGGTGGATCAAATTAATGACGACATTGCGAAGTTAGAGAGTGAGTTAAGTGAGAAGAAAAAAGAGAAGCATCAGCTCGAGATGGAAACCATACCGAATCTTATGGATGAAATGGGAGAAACTGAGGGCATAAAACTCAAAGGTCTTAGTGTTGGACGAAGGACGGTGGTAAGTGCATCGATACCCTCGTTGAATGATAAGATGAGTGAGACAGAAAGACGTGAGTGCGTTGCAAAACGTGAGCAATGTTTTTCTTGGCTTCGTGAAAATGGTTATGGAGAAAAAATAAAGAACGATGTTATTGTTTCTTTTAGTATGGGTGAAGATAATCTTGCAGGAAATGTCGTTGGTATTCTGGAAGAGAAAGGTTTTTATCCGCAGAGAAAGGTTCATGTACCTCCTCCCTCTCTTAAATCAGTTATTAAAAGACATGTAGAAGATGGGAAGCCTATCGATCTTGATTTGTTTTCTGGATTTCTAGCCAACGCTGCAACAATAAAAAGGACGGTGACATGAGCACTAAAGATTTAGATAAGCCCAAGGGCACAGACGTTTCCACAGATGTAATGGATGATATTTTTGAGACTGCTGGAGAAGGTGCAACCTTTGACAGCTCAGAAATGCAGATACCTTTTATTCGTATTATCCAGAACACCTCGCCACACATTAATAAAAAACAGCCTGAGTACATTGAGGGGGCAGAAATAGGTGGCATTTACAATACGGTAACATCTCAGTACTGGGATGGTGAGAAAGGAATTAATGTTGTTCCTTGTTACCAGACAACAAAGTATCTTGAGTTTACTCCTAGAGATCAGGGGGGTGGATTTAAAGGAGAGATATCACCAACTGATCCGGTCTTGCAAAGAACAGAAAGACAAGGAAGCAGTGAGATCCTACCGAATAAGAATGAGGTTGTTCGTTCTGACCAGACTTATTGCCTTGTTGTTGATGAAGATGGATCATGGCAACCAGCCGTGATTGATATGAAATCATCTCAGTTAAAGGTTGGTCGTCGGTGGAAGACTATGATTGCCATGCAAAAGGTCAAGCATCCAAAGACAGGTAAGATGGTAACACCTGCTGTGTTTGCTACTGTTTGGAAACTTAACACTACGGAAGAGAGTAACGACAAGGGATCTTGGAATAACTATGCTGTAGAGAGAGTGGGTCTTGTTGAAAGCAAAGACTTATTGCAAGAGGCAATGACTTTTCGTAAAGCCATAGCTGCTGGTGATGTTAAAGCTGTTCCAGATCCGGAGCACGAGAATAAGGCAGTAGGAGGTCAGGGTTCCTCCCCCGATACTTCTAACGACGGTGACGAAATACCGTTTTAAACCACGCTGTCTTGGGGAGAGGTTCATGATTCCTCCTCTCCCCGAATATATTAGGAGGAGAATATGTCTGAGGCAGAGCAGTTGCTTACAGTATTTCAAGGATCAAAGGCCGCTCACGGTCAAACGATACTGGGACGTGTTGGTCGTAATGGTAAGACCGAGGCCAACAGTACCGTGGTTCGAGAGCCGTTGACCGTGGATAAAGTACAAGCCCACATAGATGGGAAACACGGCGTTGGTTCAATCCCTATAACGCAGGATAACATGTGTAAGTTTGGAGCATTGGACATTGATACCTATGACCTTGATCACAAGAGCTTAAATAAAAAGATACTTAAATTAAAACTTCCTTTGTTGTTATGTCGATCCAAGTCAGGTGGTGCCCATTTGTTTTTGTTTTTAAAGGATTGGGAACCTGCGTCTTTGGTTCGAGAATATTTAACAGAGATGTCTATAACCCTGGGACATTCGGGCTGCGAGATTTTTCCAAAACAGGACAAGATACTTGCGGATCGTGGTGACGTTGGAAACTTTATTAACATGCCATACTTTAAGGCTGACCTGACAACAAGGTACTGTTTGAATAAGGACGGTGAAGCCATGAGCCTTGCCGAGTTTTTTGAAGCTGTTAAGAAGAAACGTATTTCTGTGTCTGAGTTAAACGCTTTTCAGTTTGCCGGAAAGAGAGAACACTTTGTTGATGGTCCATATTGCCTGGAGGTCATATCAAGTCTTGGTCCCGTCAGTGAAATGAGAAACATTTTTATGTTTGCCGTTGGGGTATACTGCCGATACAAGTGGCCTGACGATTGGAAAAAGCACCATGAAGAATATAACAGGATGCTTTGCTCTCCTTCTCTTGACGCAAAAGAAATTGTGCAGATACAGGAGTCCTTACAAAAGAAAGAATACTTTTATCAGTGTGACGTGTGTCCACTGAAGGATCACTGCGATAAAGATATATGTAAGACCCGGCCCTTTGGTGTTGGGAGCTCGGCTCCTGATACCCCTGACCTTGGGGGACTGACGATCATGTTATCAGAACCTCGGTTATACTTCATGGATGTAAATGGCAAGCGGGTGCAGCTATCGACAGAGCAACTACAGAACCAGCTGCTGTGGCAGAGGGCTTGTATGGAACAGATCCAAACCATGCCACCTACAGTAAAGCCACAGAAGTGGCAGGTGTTGGTTAGTCTTCTGATGGATAAGTCTACACAGCTCGAGGTTCCAGAAGAGTTAACCTTAACAGGGCAGTTTAAAGAACTGTTGAAGACTTATTGCACGAGCCGGATTAAAGCTATGGCTCCTGAAGAAATGGAGATGGGCAAACCTTGGACAGACGAGGGTCTTACAAGGTTTACGATTGCAGGACTTATGCAGTTCCTCAAGAACCGTGGGTTTACTTCTTATTCAAGAGCCCAGGTGCAAGAACAAATAAAACATTTGAATAACGGACAGGAATGTTTTGGTAGATACAACGTCCGAAATGCAGACGGCAAAAGAATCCAACTACGAGTGTGGTGGGTTCCATCGTTTGAAGAGAATGAAGGTGAAACTGAAAAGGAGATACTAGATGACATACCCTTCTAGACATCTGATGAGAATATCAGAGGTGACAAAATGGCTTGGTGTATCCAGGTCTTGGGTCTACGAACATGTTAAAGACGGCACGTTTCCAGAGCCTATTATATTAGGCCAGGACGACGGTAAGCGTAGTGCGAGTAGGTGGGACAGGGAAAAGATACAAGAGTGGCTAGACGAGTGTCCTCGTGGAGTACAGACGGATGCAAAATAGTACTCTTATCTTTGGTCCTCCGGGTTGCGGCAAGACGTATACCTTAATAGATCACGTTAGAAAAGCACTAGCGGAAGGGATACCCCCGGCTAGGATAGGTTTTGTTTCTTTTACTCGTAAAGCTATAGGTGAAGCTGTTGACCGGGCTTGTACAGAGTTTAAGTTAGAAAAGAAAGAGATGCCATACTTTAGGACAATGCATTCCCTTGCATTTCATGGGCTTGGACTACAGGCAACAGACATGTTGGGTAAGGATGATTGGAAACAACTTGGTAAAAACTTGGGTATGATTTTTGATGGGGTTGATAACGTGTCTCCTGACGACGGTATTCTTATTCCTACCTTTGATGGCAACGGCAGTAAGTATGTACGGATGATAACCAAGGCAAGGTACAGGTGTGTTCCTTTAGAGCAAGAGTTTAAAGAGTCAGAGGACTACGATATAAACTATAGGATGTTGGTCCGGGTAAACAATGAGATACAAAAGTATAAACAAGAAACAAGCAAGATGGATTTTGCAGATCTTATAGAGAAGTATGAAATAGTAACGCCTCCTTTTCTGGATCTATTGATTGTTGATGAGGCTCAAGATTTAACACCCATGCAGTGGAACATGATTGATCACATGTCTGAAACGGCAGAGCGTGTGGTCTTTGCAGGGGATGACGACCAGGCTATTCATAGATGGACCGGGGTTGATGTAAATTTATTTATGGAGTGTTCAGATAATGTGATTGTTTTAGATCAATCGTATCGTATGCCCCGGAGTATACATTCCTTATCACAGTCTGTGGTTCGTCGTATCCTTAAACGCAAGCCAAAGATATTTAAACCAACAAAAGAAGAGGGTGCCGTTCACTTTCATATGAGCATTGATAATGTACCATTGAACCACGGTTCGTGGACCTTGATGGCAAGAACAAATAAAATGGCAAGGGACTTTGCGTCCATGCTTCGTGACGATGGATATCTCTACAGTTATAAAGGTCACCCTTCTTTAAGCACTGCGATTGCAGAAACAATGGAGACATGGGAGGAGCTACAAGACGGCAACCGGGTATCGATGGATCAGATAAGAAAGTTTTATAGGAACGTACCGAAGCAAGGGACTGCCGCTGTCGTGAAGCGAGGAGCAACAACACTGTTAGATGCAGCTGCTGACGACGATCTGTTGGGGTATGATCAGCTGGTTGCAGACTTTGGTTTGATTGCACCAATAGATAGAGAGCCTATGGACATTGTTAAGATGGGGTTTGATGACAAACTATATATAAGAGCACTTGAGAGAAGAGGAGAGGACATTACAAAACCACCACGAATAAAAGTTTCTACCTTTCATGCCATGAAGGGTGGGGAAGACGACAACTGTGTCGTGTATCTTGGGTCTACATACGCTTGCGTTAATACAAAAAATCAAGACGACGAGCATCGAGCATTCTATGTAGGTATAACCAGAGCAAGGAAGACACTACACATCGTAGATACAGATAAAAAATACAGGTATGAAATATGAAAAGAGATGAAATACTACAAGAGGCAGAGCGAATGATCAATGGTCCAAGGGCCAAGGATTATGGTGATGCGTATCTTAACCATGAACGCATTGCTAAAATGTGGAGGGTTTTACTAGGACATGATGTAACTGTTGAGCAAGTTTACATGTGTATGATTGCCGTAAAACTTTCCCGATTAATTGAAACGCCAACGCATGAGGATAGTGCCATAGATATTTGTGGCTATGGTGCCCTTCTCGGGGAGGCATGTCATGGCGAGAAATAGAAATGATAAAAGTACGGTCAACTTTTTTGAACGTATGGAAATGGATTACTTGGAACCTGATTGGAATATACCAAGTGAGTACCCAGACTTAACACAATACAAACAGATAGCCGTTGATCTTGAAACAAGAGACCCAAACATTACAACGCTTGGTCCAGGCTGGGTAAGAAACGATGGCTACATTGTTGGTGTTGCTGTAGCCGCCGGGGATTATCAAGGGTACTTTCCCATACGCCATGAGAACGGACACAACTTAGATCCAAAGATCACAATGAAATGGCTGAAGGCACAGATGGAAACACCGCATATAAAAAAGATTATGCACAATGCAACCTATGATGCCGGGTGGCTTCGGGCTGAAGGGATCGAGGTTCAAGGACAGATAATCGATACCATGATTGCCGCCCCTGTTGTAAACGAGAACCGTTTTTCTTACAGCCTTAATAATGTATCTCGTGATTACATTGATATGCGTAAGGACGAGAAGATGCTTCGGGCAGCTGCAAAGGACTGGGGCATAGATCCAAAGGCCGAGATGTGGAGACTGCCCCCCAAGTATGTTGGTGCTTATGCCGAGCAAGATGCAGTCATGACCTTACGGTTGTGGGAGCGAATGAAGATTGAGCTCGATACACAGGATCTCTGGTCTATCTTTAATCTTGAGACTTCCTTAATTCCTTTGATGTTGGACATGAGAACAAACGGTGTAAGAGTTGATCTCGACAAGGCCGATAGGGTTAAGAAGGGATTACAAAAAAAGACTAAGGAGTTGAAAGCATTTATAAAAGATAAGTCCAGTGTGGACGTAGACCCCTGGGCAAGTGCTTCCGTTAGAAAAATGTTTGAGGCTTTGAACCTAAAGTATCCAAAGACAGAGGCTGGCTCACCATCTTTTACAAAACAATATCTTAATGCTCACCCCCATGAAGTGTGCCAAGCGTTAGTTAAGCTAAGAGAGTTTGATAAGGCAGATGGTACGTTTATAGAAACAATCCTTCGTCACAATCACAAAGGTAGAATACATACAGAATTTCACCAGCTTCGTTCTGATGATGGGGGCACAGTAACAGGTAGGTTTTCTTCTTCTAATCCTAACTTGCAACAGATCCCGGCTCGTGATCCTGAAATAAAGAAGATGATTCGTGGTTTGTTTATACCAGAGGAGGGAGAGAAGTGGGGGTCCTTTGATTACTCAAGTCAAGAACCGAGGCTCTTGGTTCACTTTGCTGCCAGCCTACCTAAAAGCGTGGCTGGTCGTCATGATATGATCGATGAGATTGTAGAAGAGTACCATAAGGGAGACGTTGACTTGCACCAGATGGTGGCAGACTTTGCAGGTATAAGTAGAAAAGAAGCGAAGACCGTGAACCTTGGTATTATGTATGGCATGGGTAAAGCTAAACTTGCGAATCAGTTGTCGATTGCACCGGACGATGCAAAAGAATTACTTGACACCCATCGTACAAAAGTTCCCTTTGTTAAAGGACTGGCAGACGTGGCGAGTTCCCAGGCACAGAACCACGGAGTTATACGCACGTTACTTGGGCGTAAGTGTAGGTTTCATTTATGGGAACCAAGGACCTACGAATACAACAAACCCTTACCTTTGGAACAAGCACAGAAGGAACACGGCATGAGTCTAAGAAGGGCGTTTACTTACAAGGCTTTAAACAAACTTATACAAGGGTCTGCCGCAGATCAAACAAAGAAAGCCATGAAGGATTGTTACGACGAGGGTCTTGTTCCTATGCTCACGGTTCATGATGAATTGTGTTTTTCTGTAAAAGATAAAGAACAGGCATCTCGAATAACAGAGTTGATGGAGAATGGACTTAATGATATTCTAAAGGTCCCTTCTAAAGTTGATGAGGAGCTCGGAGATAATTGGGGAGAAGTAGGATAGTGTTAAAGGCAGATGGATTTGACGATGCTGTTATAGGCATTGGAAGTAGATGTGGCAGTGAGGATGTTATTGTTTACGATGCAGAGAAGTGCATAGAGATCCTTGTTAGAGATCATGACATGGACCCTGATGAGGCTTTAGATTATTTTTCGTTTAATACCTTAGGATCTTACGTTGGAAAACTTACTCCTGTTTTCGTATGGCAAAGATCTATGAAGGAGATTGACGACGAGCAATCTCTTGAGTCGCTAAATTAGATCCAGCCAAGGACTGAGGATCAATGTTACTTTGAGGTGTTGTAAACTGTGGCCTAACTCCTGGCGTGGTGGTTGCAGCAGCGGCTGGAGGTACAATGTTTTGTATGTTCTCTACCAAGCTACTTAAAGCACCAGCCGCACCAGGTGATTGTGTTCGGGTAGGTGTAGAGCTTACATCTTCGTAACTTAAATTCTTAAACGTGTTTGACATTTCGTTTATAATTGATGTTGGAAATATATCATAAGTGCCAGCTTGTTTCATCTTTCTTATGTTATCATCTGTAATGTTAAACGGTGTGAACTTTCCTTTAAATATTTCTTTTACGTCCCCGGTTAACATAGCGTTTTGTTTTAATATTTTTTTTATTTCAGGCTCCGATAAACCTAAAGTTTTTAAATCTTGTATCGCTTGATAAAACTTTTTATCGTTTGCAAACTTTCTTTCATTTCCATATTGATACCCTTCAACAAAAGTATTTGCGTTTGCATTTTCATCATCAGTATACCTGTTAAACAATCTTCGAGAATCTCTTTGTGCTCGTTGATGTTCTCGTCCTTTAAATTGTGTACCTTTTTTAATATTAAATTCTCTCGAACTAAATCCCGTAAGCCGAAACAATTCTCCATCTGCAAAAAACTTTTCTTGTGTTCCACCAATAGATCTCTCTCTTCCAAACTTATCTGTGTCACTTACAACTCCAAAAGAACCAAGACCTGCTCGAGCAAAACGACTAAGTTGAAGTTCACCTCCACTGACTTCAAGAGGTATTAAGTTTGGAAGAATGGTGTCAAGAACATGAAGGTGAGCTTTCGCCATTTTATTAAATCTTGTGTCCTGTGGATTAAATATCTCTGCTCCTGTTTGAGTTCGACCTTCTCTTGCGGTTACATCTAACAACGCCTCTGCAACCATAGATTGACTAAGGAAAGGTTCGGCAAGTTCTCTTGTGCTTTGAAACATAATGTTTCCCATTATATCAGGAACAGATTGATTTAATGTAGCACCTGTTTCTATAGCATTAAGAGCAGCGTAACCCATTCGAGAAACTGTATCATAAGGGTTTGACAAACTAAAATTTATGTAACTTAAATTACCGTCCTTGGCTATGGATAAAGGAATAAGAAGTGAGTTCTTTTCCCACGTTGCACCAAAGGATCTTTGATATGCTTTCATTTGATCTCGGTCAACTCCACTAACACTATACGCAAAGGTAGAGAGAGCCCCTGGAAGAACAGCTGTTGTTCCAATAAAAGAAATAAGTCTTTTACGACCTTCGTCTTGAACTTCTTTAATTGGAGATCTAATGTCCTCTAATGCTTGTTTTATAATGTGAGAACTCGTTCTCCATATTTCATAAGGAAAAGTTATAAAGTTACCAACCGGAACTTTTCTAGCTGCTTTGAGAACATCAGGGGCTTTATTGTAATTAGGCACAGTATCCCTAACAATTTGAGCAGCACGATCTTTAATTAACTCATCTATAATTTCGGGCTTTAAATTTGTAACTCTGCCATCGTCTATACGACCTCCATTTTTTGCCCATTTTTGATATGCTTCCAAGGACATATCCGTACCGTTTTTAGTAAGATGAAAAAACTTTTGTTCATCTGTTGCAGCCCGTAAAGAATTAATTAACCTTTTTTGTTCAAATTCATAAGAATGTAGCTTCCAAATGTCATCAGATCCTTGATATGCTTTTTCCATAAATTTAAAAACTTTACCGCCACCTTGAGCAAGTTTACTTTTTTCAAGTAAAGTTCCAAGTTTCTCTCCGGCAAAAGGTATGTCTTGTACAAGAGCAGCACCTCCCGTTTTAGCGGGTTTAAAATCTGCTCCTATTCCTGCTCCTTGACTAATAAGATCTTGTATTTCTCTAAGCTCTGCTTGTGTTCCTAACACCCCACGACTTTGAGCATCTTGAAGATAATCTAAAACTTTTTCATCAGTGAAGTTTCCTCTAATGTTTTGACGCACAGCATCTATAGAGTTTGCAAGACTACCCCCCATACCAGAACCAATGTTACCATTAGCAACAGCAAACAAAGAAGCTGTAGTAAAATTTCTTATTTGTGTTATTGGAGATAGAACTGTTTTAGAATATTGAGACGCACCCTTTGCTCTTAAAAATGCCCCATATAATCGAGATACTCCAGCCGAAACAACATTGTCTTCGTTTAAAACACTCCTTGTTAAATTAGAGTAAATTGATTCTGGAACAATATAACCGTGCAATGCTCCCCATCCAGACTGATCTATAGGTTCGTCAACAGCCACATCATCCCCTCGATCTATATGACTTTTGCCATTCTTTGAACCAAGCTGAACATAGTTTCCAGAATCTACAAGAGATTTTATTTGATCTTCACTAAACCGTTCTGGGTTCATAAAGTACTTTCCGATTGTTTCTGGATTGGCATCAGCAAGTTCTCTTGTTACACCAAAGTAATCATCAATAGCTTTAAACTCAGATAAGTCTGCAATCGTTCCAAGGTATGCCTCTCTTGGATCGTCTACCTCTCCAAGTAGTTGTCTAATCGCAGGGGGAATATTTTCACGATCTATAAACATACCCGTGTTAAGCCTGTCCACAGCGACACGACCTCCTTTGTGTTTTCTATTTTTTAAATTTTTATATTTATTTAAAGTAAGTTTTCTAGCTTCAGCTGCTGCCTCGTCTGAAACATCCCCTGCAAAACGAATTTCATTATCTACCTCAACAAGTCCTAAGTCTTTCATCTTTTGATCAGAAAGATAGTTGCCTCCAGGTATATCTGGATTGCCTCTTGCCTTCGTAAACATTTGAGCAGCAAATCTTTTACCTTCTTTTGTTTTAAAAAAAGTATCCACTACTTTTTCTGTCGCTTCATCAGGAACATAATTAGCGTTTTCAAGAGCTCTATATCTTCTACGAACATAAGTATTGAGGTTAGCTGTTATAGTTTCTTCTAATTGTTTTTTCCCTGTTTTTGTGTTTGTAAAATCATTATACTTTAAAAAATGACTATTTAAAATATTATCACTTAATTTATCAATATGATTCCTCATATCATTTGCGTCTTTTCTTAACTTAGGATTTATGTCTTTTAGTTTAGATCTTTTAAAAATTTCTTTTGTTATGCCTTTATCGAGCTCGTCTTTCGTAGGAGCTGATGTAAGATAATCCATAATTTTATTTAATTCTTGTACACGACGGTTTTTTAAAGGCTCCCCAGATAAATTATTAAAAGCAGATGATAAATTTTTATCAAACTTATTGAGTAAGTTTTCAGCTACCATTACATCATTTTGAACAATGCCCGAAGTCATAAGTCTTTTATTTGATATAGCTTCAGGTAAAAAAGATCTGTATCTAAAACCAGCCAAAACATCTGCAAAAAGTTTTTGTCCTTTTGTTAATTCTCTGTCTGTACCTTGTCCAAAAATTCTGTCTTGTTCTAACTGTTTTAATTTTTCTTGTATCTTAGTAGAGCCAACGGCACCTTTTGCCCCAACAACAGCACCCGTAAGAACACCACCAACAACTCCTGCTTCTGCTCCTATTTTAAGTTTGTTTTTTATTCTTCGTAAAGCTTCTGCACGTCCGTCTAATCCAATGGTTTGATCCGAGGCTGTGGGTCCACCACCAAAAAAATCACCTATTGTTGTCATGCCATCTGTAGAAACAGCAGCGTCTACCCCGGCGGCAGCACCGAGTTCCTTTGCATAATACCCAAACTTTTCAGCTGCTGTAAAATCTTTTAAATCTTCAGATAAACCTTTAGCTTTTCGTGCCGCTTTGGTAGCAGCTCCAACAGTTCTTGCCGCAGCTACCCCGGGAACTACAAATTGAGTTAAGACTTCTGCACCCTTACCAGCAAAACCCACAGGGTCTATGCCTAAACTTTCTCTTAACTCTTCAGCTGCGTCTGTTATGGCTGAAGAATAGTTTGATCCAGCAACAAGGTCCACGGCTGAAGCACCAAGTTCCCCGATTCCTTGTCCTATGCCAATAACACCAGAGGCAACGCCTTCTGCAAGCTCTATAGGTAACCCTTCGCTCTTTGACTTACCTGTTCTTATAGGTCTTCCAAATTTATCAAAAGCCATCTTTACTCCTCACTAAGGTTTCTTGAGAAGTTTACCTGAATTTTTGTCTCTAAAAACAGTTCCGGAAGTCAACTCATCATATTCTTCTTTAGTGCCTATAATTTTAACAGAACCACCAAGCCTATCTTCTGTAATGTCTATCGCTCTCCTAGACAAAGGAGCTATTCTAGAAGCCACTTCTTGTGCCGCTTCATCTGCTTGTTCGGGAGACATCGTTTCTCCAGTGTCAGGGTCTACCCTACTTATGTTCTCTGCAAAAAGAGCAGCATACGCAGCGTCATACGTTTTATCTGCCTCTTTAGTTACCTCGTCCTGCTTGTCCATTGCATAAAGAGAACTTTCCGCATACGCCCGAGAAGGAAAAGGACTTTTACTAGCAGCTTCTGCAAACCCTTGTCTCATCTGAAACCTTAAAGCCTCTTTCTCTTGAGGAGATAAACCCTTATCAACCGTTACCTCCTCTAGTCCTTCAGGTATTCCTTTATCCTCAAACAAACTTCCTATTGCTTTACCGCCATAATACAACCCAGCTCCTGTTAAAATAGGGTTTCTTCTCATTGCTCTTAAAGTTTTACCCACAGGACCTGTGGGTTTGCCACCACCAACTTTTCCTCTTAAAGCATCAATACCTCTTCCGACAGTAGCCCCTGCAAGACGATCTACTTTACTTATAGCTTTTTCAAAACCTGCTGGACCTTTTCCCCCGATACCTGATCTAGGTCTTCCTTGTAAAAAACGTGCAACACCGGGAAGATATTTTAATCCTCTTTGAACTAATGCTCCAGCAAAATAGTTACTTGGATAAGCGTTCATAATGCCACCTGTTGCCGCCATTCGCACAGGCATGTTCATTTGAGGTGGCTGTCCCATTTGAGGTCGTTGCCCCATCTGAGGCTGCATTCTCATTTGATTTTGAGCCATCATTTGAGGCGGCTGTCCCATCTGAGGTTGCATTCTCATTTGAGGCGGCTGTCCCATCTGAGGTTGCATTCTCATTTGAGGAGGAGACATTGGTTTACCAGAAGGTATAATAGGTTGAAAGGGAACAGGGTTCATCATTCCCTGACCCGTCATCTTTTCAACAGTAGCACTTGGAGCACCACCCATAACAGCGTTCATAAGTTCTTCAGAAGATCCCATAATGCCGCCCATCTTTTTAAGGGCGTTTCTTGCTTCTTGGTTTTTCTTTTTAAATAAACTTCTGTTATTAACATCTGTTGCCATGTTACACTCCACTCACGTTTCTAAGACCACCTAGTCCACCAAGCTGTTGTTGTGCTGAATATCCTGCAACATTTCCTAAGAAAGAAGATACAGGGTTAGGTCTTGGTATACTAGACATTGTCATTGTCTGCGAGGTAGAAGGAACGCCCCTAAATATATCAGACATATATGAAAAACGTTGGAAGGGTTCATATGCTTCTTCTATGGCCCCAGCCCTCTGCACATCATACTCTGCTTGTCTCTGTGCTTGCTCTAAGGAACCAACATTAAACAAGGCATTAATATCTCGTTGTGCCGCACCTTGTGCTGCTTCTCCAAGAGCACCTTGCTTCACACCAAGCCCTGCGATACCCTGACCCAAAGAACCAAACAGCTGTCCTGCTGTTTGCCCCCTGTTCTGTTGGTTTTCAAAAGCAGATTGTGCACCAGCCAAAGCAGAACTGTATCCTTTGTCTAACAAACCTGCTATCGTTCTATCCTTTGCTTCTTGAACTCGACCTGCTGTCTCTGCACGTTGAACCCCGGATCGAGATCCACCAAACGCCCCTGCTTCTATCGCTCTTGCATCTTCTCCTGCACGAGCCATTGCTGCCTGACGATCTATTTGCCTCATGGTATTATCAATAACATTTTGCGTATACGGGTTCATAAACTTATCAACAGGGGATTGCCCGTACATAGTAGGTTCAGTTATAATTTCCCTTGGGTCTTTCGTTACGTACACACTTGGATCAATAGGCACACCTTCGGACGGTGGAACCCCTGGTGGGGCATCAGTAGAACCTGCTAACTGTTGTTCATACGAAAGTCTACCCATAGGTTGAGGAGATCCCATACCACCGCTTGGATCAAACATTTGAGTAGTTGCACCCAAAGTGTTTACACCGGATCGATAAGATTGGAGACCCTCCCCCAGAGTACTGGCAGCTTGTTCCATCATAGGCTGGTATAAACCTATACCACCTCCAACTCTCTCCCCAGTTTCAGGGTCAACAGTTCCTGTCATCATTTCTATGGCTCTTTGTTGAGCCGGGGTAAACTGCATAATGTCAGGTCGAGGTACGCCACCTTGAACTTGTTGTATCGGTTCACCGTATTGATCGTATCTTACATTTCCTTCCTGATCTAACTCATAAACAGGATTGCCTTCTTCGTCTGTTACAGGAACACCATATAACGGAGACGTGGCAGAAATACCTGTGGGTTGTCCTGTTTCAGGATCAACTTGATAAACATTTGCTAGAAGGTCTTTAAGAAATCGTTCTTGATAATCAGGAAGATATTGACCACTTAACTGTACATACTCTTCAGCCATTATGCTCTCCCCTCAAATTGATTCATCATCTTGTACATCTTAGCAGCACCAGCAGCACGGTTACCGTTGCCAGCACCTTTGACGGCATCTGCCGTCATAACAAACTCACCGTCCGAGAGCCGAGCTTCTTGAACTGGTCTACCATTTTGATAAATCATAGAGTTAATGGAATCACTGGTTCCTGTTCCAGGACCCTCAATCATACCTCCCATGTTTGCAAATCTCATGTCGGGTGCCGGAGTTCCTCTATAATCAGGAAGTCTTTCTCCTGTTTCCATCTGTCGTCTTTGTAAAGGTGTTGTAACTTTTGGAGGATTTTTATCTGCAAGAACTCTTAACATAGATAATCCTTCAGGAGTATTCAACCCTGCTATATTTAAAAGATTGGTTATACCACCACCACCTTGTAAAACTCCACGAGCTGGAGTTCCTGTTCCAAAGGCACCAGGAATGCCGCCTGGTTGTGGTTGTCCCGGCGGCATCATTGGTCCAGGACGTGAAGAAGAAGTAGTGCCGCTGTTCAAGAGGTTAGCTGCAAGTAAAGCGTTGCCTCCAAACTGAGCCGTTGTAAGAGTGCCTATTCCCGCTTGAAGCATTTTTTCAAAGTTACCACCAGAGGAAATTCCTTCTCCTAAAGCAGCACCTATGGCAGCACCACCTGGGCCACCCACAGACATTCCAACCAGAGTGCCTAATGTTTTTAGTAAATCAATGCCCATTGCTTTTAGATCTCCTGTATTTATCGCATGGTATCAAAGTTATATTCTTTTTACTAGTACCATTATGTTGTTATCGTTACACTTCCTACCGCACCTGTAGCAGAGTTGCCTCTTGTATGAGATCTATCTGCCGTTACAATCTTTAAATTTCCCATCATACCTGACACGTCTCTGTACTCAAATACTGATCCCACCTCTAGTCCAAGATCATCTGTCTGTAAATTAGTTAGCGTTAACTCTGTGTTTCTTCCCTCTCCTGGATTTTGCATTTGTGTTAGGTAAACAGAAAAAGCTCGTACAACCTCTGCCATATACTCTCGACTGTATTCCTCCGGTGGAACAGGAAAGAATGGTAGATTTAAATTTCTTGGCATTATCTTCTTCCATCTGGCTTAACATCTATTCTTGGAGAACCCAGTCGCCAAGCCACCCCTGTATCGGTGCTTTCTATTTTTAAAGCAAAAGAACGACCTCTAAGCCGTAAATTTATTTGATTTGTAAATTGTTCTACCACCGTTGATGTAGCTGCTGCGGATCTTGTAACGTCTTTTGCATCTGATTGTAAATACGCACCACCGGGGTAATTCCGTGTTTTAACAGTAAAAATAGCTTTCGGTGATTCTGCTGTTGAATTTCTAAATGTAAGATCAGGAATAGCTCTGTTTACAAAAGAAAATGAATCCCCATCACCAACGTCTATTTGACTAGATTCAACAAACGCTGTGATAGCTGAAACAGGATCGGTGCTTCCATCGTCTAAACCACTTTCGTGGGTATATAAATAATGGTCCGTACCAGCAGCTACAGGATTGCTTTCAATGCCTCTATCCAACCAAACCGTTCGAGCTAATGCACCAAAGTACCAGATCTTTTGTTGATAGTTGTAAATAACGTATCGGTCATTCTCCTGACTATTCGCACTGGGGTAAAACCACCAAACCTCCGAAAAGGAAGTATTTGTTGCAGCTGTTACTTTTTCACTTTGCAATTCATTAAAGTCATTAAATACAAAATCTCTTACAGTACACGGAAGTCTTTGAACTCCTCCACCATAAACGTAAAACTCTTGTTTACCCATCCAAAACACCATGTCTTCAACAGCTATAGCAGCAAGTGGACCTGCTATTGTGATGTTTTCAGAAATAGTATTTATACCAAAGGTGAAAGGCGGTCCTAGGAACTGCATGGCATGAAGTGATTCGTCTGTAAATACAATCACCTGTTGGCGTGTTTCTATAGCCGTTATAATTTCAGACCCAGAACCTATACGCAATTCGCCGGCTGTATTGGTTGCTAAACTTTGCCAATCCGTCAGACTTTCTTGAGAACCAAATCGAATAAGAAGCGGATCTTGTGTGCCTATAGCTGTTTCAGGATCACAACCAAACGCTATTATGTGCCTATCTCTGTCTGATACTAAAACCTTTTTTGCTATCGTGGGTGCAAGGTTTGAACTTGCTAAAGAAGATAAAGCCACGGCTCTTGTTGATGTTCCGTTTGTTCTATCCCAATAAAATATACCTGCATCTCTGGCGTTTAGAATAAGGTCTTCACCAAAGTTATCATGACTCCATATTCGTAAAGTAGCCCCCTCAACAGATAAGTTTGAAGAAGAGTTCCAAGTGCCACGACCATATGATCCTGCGTTCCAACCGTTACCAGTAAGAGCCGTATCTAAACCAACAGTTACTTGATAAGCAGCATCTGCACCTGAACCACCATTACCTGTGTCACTAGAGTTTGCTACAACAGGCGTTGGATTTAAACCTGATGTTGTAGTAATACTTGCTATGGACGTATCAGCTTCTCTCGCTACAAAAGTAAAGGTATTAGCGGTAGGCACAAGAACGACTTGATATTCTTGGTTTAAAACATCTGCGGTTATTAAACCTCCAAGAGAAACTGCTCCTGATATTGTTACAAAATCCCCAATACTTGCTCCGTGAGCGTCATCCGTAGCTGTAATAGTAGAAGACCCATTTGTAGCTGCAAAGACAATACCATTTGTAGTTGTAGCTCGAATAGGCGTTACATCATTATAACCACCACCTTCGTTAATGTAGTATTTTAAATGAGTTCCTACACCAAGAAACTGAGTTCCATCAAGTGCAACCCAAGGGTGTAAAGAACGAGCCGTACCTAAAAACGCATTAACAGCGTATCTTGTCCAACCGCCTATTTTTTCTGGAAAACCAAACCTAAACCGTGTTTTGTCTATGTCAAACCAACCGCCCTCATTAGAATAAGACGTTGTTTCTCTATTAACACCCGGCTTGAATTGTAACTTCGTTAAGGGCATTCAGATATATCCTTTTAGCCTACAAATGTTTCCCCTGCACTAATTGCAGCGTTTACAGCAGTCATGTCTTCTGAACCCCAATCATCTAGGGAGACCATAACTTTAAGATATCCCATTGACCTTGACACTCTGGCTTTCTTTTCGTCATGCGTCATATCATGTGCAAAATCAGCTTCTTCCGCATCACTGCCTTTATTGTGAGTAGCTATTACAGTTGTAATAACATTAGCACCATCGAGCATTGCTGCATGATTTTGTGCTTTTAATTCGTCTGACCTTGCCTCTTTTGCCATTTATTCCCCCTTATCCCATATATGCTTTGCCATCTGTGATTGCTTTATTTGCATCGGTAAAATCTTCATCACCTTTCCAATCTTTGTAGGCTATCATATTTTCTAAAGACATAACATTATCGCCAACTATTAACTTTTTTCTAGTATCGTTAACATCTGTTGCAGCATTTCCTGCTATAATATCATTGATGTATGTCACAGAATGACCCATTGTTACTAAATCTTTAGCTATCTTTTTATCTGTCCTAGTTCTTTTGCCTTCACTATCAAAACTAAACCACTCTAGTAAAGGATCGCTTGCTTTTCTATCATCAACGCTAGCCATTTTTAAGCTCCTTTATTTCTGCTTTTAATTCATCAACCTGTGCTGATAATTCTTGCACTGCCCTAATGATTGGGTGGACAAACATTTCTTGAGATATTCTTTGCGAGCCATCTTCTTCTTCTGACCAACCACCAAAGCTATCTACACCTTGCTTATCTAATGCAGCTTTTACATCTTGAGCAATCATACCATGTAACTTAATATCCGTTTGCATTTTACTAACAGTAGGATGATAGTCTTTATAATGCTCTGGAAACTCACTATTAGGTCTCCAATTAAAAGTTACCGTTCTTAAATCGTTAATAAAATCTAAACCTAAAGTGTCATCTTCTATGTTTGTTTTCTTGTGGACATCAGAACTTCTGGTAAAAGAAGCATTAGAAGTAAATGTATTTGAAACAACATTACTTGCTTTACCAAAATTAAATGTATTGTCACCAGTAGCAGCAATGTCTGTTCCTATTGCAATTTGATGAGAAGCTCCTGAAGCAGATACATCTGTGCTATATCCAATCGCAATACAACTACCACCCGTTGTTAAGGTATTTGCAGCATCTCTTCCTATTATAACGCTAGCACCCCCTGTCGTTACATTTTGTGCTGCTTGTGCTCCCACAAAAACATTATCTGTAGTAGTCGTCATATCAAGTCCTGCATTATACCCTAAAACAGTATTAAAAGCATATTCACCAGATGCGTTAGTAGCTGGATTGGTTAATGTAAGTGCATCGGCTGAAGCATCAAAAACAGTATTGGTTTTTGCTCCTTGAAACTTAGGAGTATCAGAATCTTCTCTTCT